ACAATTAGTAATTTAGTAAATCAAAAATAAAATAAAATGGGACAGATTTTAGGATCATTGCAAAACATAGAGATTGATGTAGCTGGTGGCTCATCTTATAAGAATCTCGTGTGTCTGCGTACGGCTTCAGTTAATACAACTGTTGACTCAACAACCGAGCAAACAAATTGTGGGCCTTTGACATCAGTTGCTGATGCAACAATGGGTCTTGACTTTGATGCAATTTGTGAGGTATCACCAACAGTTGCTCAGATTTCTTATGAGGATTTGCTCGTTGCTATGGCTTCAAAAACACTTGTAGCAGTAAGAGTACAAAACCCAGTTGTTACTGGTGCAAGTGTAGGTGCTGCCTACTACCATCAGTTCCTTGGCTATATAACTTCACTTACTCTCAATCAATCAACTACTGAATTTATCAATTTTTCTGGTACTGTTACTTCTACCGGAACAGTTGATGTTACTCCTTAATTATGAACTACACTACTATTACTATAAACGGAACTAAGATTGGACTTAAATTCGGGATGGCATCTTTTAGATACCTTTCCGATAAGTTCGTAGAAGGCAAGGCTTATACAAATAACGAGTTAAATGAGATTGGGATTGCCCATATTTTATATAGCGGTTATTATAATAATTGTCTTATTAAGGATGCAGAGATTGAGCATAGCTTTGAGTCTTTTGTTGACTTCATAGAAGCAAATCTGAACAACGAAGGTGTACTATCCGATATAAAGGATATAATACAAATTTGGAGTCAAAATGAGTTTCTGAAGCAGAAAGAAGAACCAAAGGTAGAAGCAAAAAAAAAGACTACTCGTGGGAAGAAATAGAAGCATTTGCGTTTGGTGACTTATGTTTACTGCCAAATAATTTCTATGCAATTAGTCCGAGAGAGTTTTCTTTAATGATAAGAGGAAGTGAATCCCGAAAGGTTGACACTTACAAGCAAACAAGACTTTTGATGTTTACAATGGTGCGGTTAATGGGTGATCCAAAGACCGCACCAAAAACACCAGAGGCATTGTGGCAGTTGCCAGGTGATGAAGAAAGTGGCAATGTTATGAATGATGATGAGATGCGAGAAATATTTAAAAGGTTGGGTAAATGAGTACAAGTCCATTTGTTTTTGAGATAGGTGCAGACATAACTAAATTCACTAAATCTATTGGTGAAGTTGAGGCTGAATTAAAAAAATTCAAGACTGCATTAAAAACAGATACAGGGGCAGCTATCGTAGAAACAAATAAGCGAATTAAGGAACTTGAAACAAGCCTTGTTAATCTTAAAAAAATAGGACTTGATTCAACTCAGTCTTTTGGTAAAGCATCAACTAATGCATTAACATCTTTATCTCTTGCTATTCAAGACGTATCATTTGGCTTTATAGGTATTCAGAATAACCTTCCAGGTATTGTTCAAGGATTTGGTCAAATGACTGCAAATGCTAAGACTGGTGCATCCATTATGTCACAATTAGGAACTGCATTAGTTGGCCCTGCTGGAATATACCTTGCATTTAGTGCTGTGACAGCAATTGTAACTAAGCTTTCAATGGAATATGGAAGTTTAGGTGAGGTTATGAATGCAATATTTGGTAAAACAAATGCATTATCTGGTAAAATAAAAGAATTATCTGAATCATATGCAGAATTTAATAAGCAGTTAAAGACATCTCAAGATATTGTAGGAGAAGAAAAAGCATCTACATCAGCTCAAATTACTGAAGTACAAACTTTATCTAAAATAATTTTAGATCAAACAAAAAGCTATAATGAAAGAAATGCTGCTTTAAATAGACTAAAAGAAATTAATAAAGATTATTTTGGTAATCTTGACTTAGAAAAAACAAAATTTAGTACACTAACAGATGCTGTAACAGGATATAAAGATTCTTTAGTACAAGGAGCTATAACTAAAGGATTTCAAGAACAAGTGAGTAAAACAAATCTTGAATTATCAAAACAACAAATACAATTAGAAAAACTTCAAGATGCAAAAGATGCTACAAGAAGGGGTGAATTAAAAATTAGTAGAGTAACAGGCGAAATTGATACACAAGCAATAAAAGATGCAGAATCAGCATATAATGCTCAATTAAAAGTTGTAAATGAATTAAAGAAAAGAAAAGCTGAATTAAATAAGGAAATAGAAAATAGTGTAAAAGCACAAATTTCATTAAGAGCGCCAGTAGATGCTGCAACTGCTGCACTTGAAAGGCAAAAGAAAGCAGAAAAAGAATCTAAAGTAAAAATAGGTACAATTATAGATAAAGGTGAATTAGGGCCTGGTAGATTAGTTGATACATTAGAAGCATTTCAGGCATATGTAAGAGGTAATATTAATATTCAAAAAAATTCAATTGATAAAATATTAACTGCAAGATTAGATTATAGAAGAAAGGAACTTGAAGAAAATTTTTTATTGCCTAAAAAGATAGATAAAAACGCTGGGCCGTTAAATAAAAATCCATTAATTGAATATCAATTTGGTCAAATTACTGCAATTATAGATGCATTAAAACAAGAAGCTAAATTTATAGATGATGCTTTTAGGGCACCTCTTGAAAATTTATTTGTAGATTTTCTGCAAAAAGGTAAGCTATCTTTTGAGGATTTTACTAAGTCTGTAATGAGAAACATTACTCAGCTTGTGGCAAAATTAGCTGCAAGTAAATTATTTGAAGCATTGGCAAATTTGATTCCACAAATTGCAGGCACACTTGTCCCTGGCGGTACAGGTTTAATGGAATTAACAAATATTTTAGGTAGGGGTAGAAATATATTTGGTGCAGCTAATTTGGGTGGTATTGGTGGTGGTGGTATGAACTTAAATGGTCAAGTTGTTTTTGTGCAAAGGGGTACTGATCTTGTAGGTGTAATGAATAGAACAAATGCTCAAATACAAAGAATTGGATAATGGCATACGGATTAAAATATAGAATTACTTTTAAGACATTACAAAATGATACTTGTAAGGTTGATATTTATATTGACTCTTATACTGGTAGTGTTACAAACTTAGACCCTGCTGTAAATCCTTTTATATTAAGAGAGTTTAATACTGATGATGATACTTACAAATCATTAAGACCACAACAAGCAACAATAAATTTTATTAGTCAGTCAGGTGTATCAATAGATGATTTTTTAGGAAATTCTGATACATATGCTTATGTCGCATTTGAGTTTTTGAGTTCTACTCAATATTATTGGTTTGGATATTTGCTTCAAGATGACTTTCAAGAAACATGGCAAGATTCAAGCCATATAATTACATTAAGGGCAAGTGAAGGATTGGGTTTATTACAAACACAACCACTTACCGATAACTCAGGTAATGAACTAATAGGTAAATATACTCCTTGGCAATTAATACAATACGCAGGTTTTGGAACCATACAAACATTTGTAGAGCATAAAGTAATTAGTAATTTATATCATTCTACAATGGATGATACACTTGATATTCCATCAATAGGACAATGCTATGTTGATGCAAGGACATTTAGTATTGGTGATGGTGAGTATGATAATAAGTACAATGTACTTGACAAGATAAACTCAGCCTTTAATCAGACATTAATTCAGTACAAAGGAAAGTGGGTTATATTTAGACCAGAGGAGTTATTTATGACTCCTGCACAAAGTTTAAGGCAGTTTAATGTAACACTTTTAGGCACAACAGTTACTAACAATAGATACGATATTGAGGTAGGTGTAAATGAGGATATAAAGCCTATTGCACCTGAGATGTTAAGATTTATTAATAGACCAACAAAGGTTGATGAGATTGATTTTTTCTTTTCATTTCCAAGTGAATTATTTTTAAATGAAAACTTCCAAAGAGGTGCTTTTGTTGGAGGTGGTGCTTTAGGTGCAGGATTTGGTAGCTATCAGTATTTTAACGTAAATAATTGGGTAAATTATACTAATACAAGAGAGAGTCCAGTAGCAACAGGTTCTGTACTTACAAGATGGCTATATACTAATTTGTCAGGATTTGATTATGAAAATTTTATAGAAGTTCAGTCAAGCACAACAGAGGCTTGGGCTCAATCAACTGAAATAAAAATAAAAAAAGGAGATCAAGTTGAATTTACATTTGATTGGATTGTAAATAGGGACTCTATTTTAACAAATACATATCCTACCGATACTGATTTTAATGTAATGCAAATATTATTTAGGTCAGTAGCTACTCCAACAGTATTTAAATATGGTGCTGATAAGGATGGTAAATGGGTATTTGGTGCAAATTTTGACTCTGCTACAATTCCTAAAATAACATATAATTACGATAGCGTATCTGATTTTACTTGGACTAATTTTTCTATAACAACAAATCCTGCTTTACTTGATGGTTGGATAAAAATATTGTTTCCAAATAATGCTTTGTTTATTCCAAATAATCCTTGTATAAAAAATTTACAAGTAAATTATATAACAAGTATTAATGGTATAAATTCAGACAAAGTAAATGGCACATTTGACAGATTTACTAAATCACAAGATATTAGAATTGATTATACAAATGCTATATATCTTGATAATGTAGAAAATTTTAATATTCAAGGGGCATTATTTGCTCCAGATGATGACACGATTGCAACACCAGATTGGTACAGATATCGCTATCAATTGGAATCAGAACCATTTAAGAAGCAGAATTTGATTGCCAATTGGGAAAGGACAAGGTTTCATAGGAATAAGATTGATGTGAACTTATTCGGTCTTAAATACGGCTCTGAGCCGATTGGATTGCTTAATACCATTAAGTTTGTTGATGATGACCCTAACAAACTTTACTATATAGCAAATCTCAAAGAGATTGACTTTGCGAGTGCTACCTGGCAAGCCACACTTGTTGAGGTTTATGACAATGATAGGGACTTTCTTATTAATACAAATGCTACATATACCAATAAAACAGGGTCAGGTCTTGTTCCAATTACTTTAAATTATGGGCAGTATTTCACAGTAACGGGTGGAAATGTTCTGAAGTACACCGGAACACCAACCATTACAGTTGACTTCAAGTGTAGGGTTGTTGGAAGCATTACAGTATCAACAACTCCGGTTGTGGTTAACTTTACTCTAAGCAATACAACTGGCATTTTAAAGACTGTTAATATTACTGCAACTACGAGTCCATTTGCGGTTGATGTTGACCTAAATGTTGATAATGTTGTTTTGGCTACAAATAATGAAATTGAACTAACTTTAAGCGCAAGTATTACATCACTTACAGTTACAAGTAGCTACTTGATATTTAACAACAACGATTCACTATATCCTACTTATAAATCAGGTTATATCTTTAAATAATGGCAGACGTAGTAAAAGCAGAAGGATTAGTTATAGCATATACATTAAATAACGATGTATATCCATTGGCTTGTGCAAAAAACTCAAGCCTTAATATTAGTAGGGACTTTCTTGAACTTGCACCCAAGACCAATGGTTTGTATCGTGAGTACATCCCTGCAAGGAGGAACTTTACGATAAGTGGTAGTGGTTTGGTTAAGATGGCCCAGGCTTTTATGCAACCATTTGAGTTCTTTGAGGAGTTCTTTACGGGATCAGATGTAAAATATACAGCTTATTTAGATATCATTGATGCACAAAATAATTATAGGGTATTTGAGTTTGATTGCTATATACAAGACTTAACACTTGACTCAACAATTGGGTCAAATGCGACATATAGTTACAACATCCAAGGTAGTGGTAACTTTACTGAGTTGACAGTTGTGGATACTTACACAGTAACAAGTGGTACTATTCCTGCAAGGAACCCTGCCACTCACAAACTCGTTGCCGTTGGATATGGTGGCAAATGGTACTATAACTACACAGTTACGGGGTCATTTGTTATATCACTTGGAACGGCATTAAATGGCACATCAGTTATTGCTGCTTACATTGCATTATAACCATAATAAATCTTAAATTTACATTATGATAGGCGAACATAATTTAAGGACAATTAAGAGGGGTGATACATGGGTATTGCCATTGTCATTTTGGGA